AGGTTCCAGTCCTGCGACGGGAGTTTCCGGAGCAATTTGTCTTTGGGTAGTAAGTCCAGATGGAGGCACATTAGCGCCTCTTCCAACTGTTCCACCGACAGGCGGCTGAGTAATTGGCGGTGCTGTTGTTGCGGCTGCATCAGAGACACCCGGCTGGACAGGGGTAGTAGGAGTGACAGTGGGCTGTACATTTAGAGCTTTGGCAACGTCAGGTGAAACCCCCGCTGCCGTCACTTGGTCCTGCGTAATCGTAGGCTTAACGGGCGGCAACGTGCCATTCAGATGTTTGTAAAAAACGTCAATCTTTGTAGTAGTTCGATCAAATTCATTCTGTAAGTTGTTGCGGTATACGTCTAGCGGAATACGAGCGAGTGCAGCCTGTAGTTCAATTTGCTGCGGGTTAAAGAGGAGTTCTGCAAGCTGCTCTTGAGTGTCCTCTAACTTGTCGATTTCATCGTTGATTTGTTCGTTGTTCAGCGTCGTCACTTCATAACGAACGTTCTCAGGCGCGTCTTCAGCTGCCACTTTAGGCGGAGCATCAAGCAGTTCATCCTTCGACGCAGGTACAGCGGCCGCTGCCGGGGGAGGAGTAGGCGCAGTTGGGGGCGTGACAGTTGTAGCGGCAGGCGCAACAGGCGGTACTTCAGGCGGAGTCTCTCCCGGCCTAACCAACTCACGAACGCCCTGTACACCGGCACCGAGACCGCCGCCAACGATGGCCGCTTCAAGCGCAGTAAGTCCCGCAGTGCGAGGATCAAACCCTGCCTCGGTACCCGCAGTGGCACCTGCATAAGCAGCAGTTTCTTCGGTGGCTTCAGTACCTGCCTGAACCCCGGCTTCTTTACCAATACGACCAGCACGGGTAGCGGCTTCCGCACCCTTCTTCAACAAGCGTCCTGTAGCAAATCGCTCAAGACTTCCTTCAACGATGGCCGCGCCAGTAGCGGCAGCTACGTCAGCAACGGTTGCTTCGTCTAGCGTTTTGTTGTCATTAGCCAGACGCTCATTCAGGATCTCGTTAGATCGTGTGGCAATGTACGGAAGCGGTACAGTTACAGCCGCAGCCATGTCCGGAGCAGACGTAATCACGCGCTCAACGATGAACGGTACGGCAGTCAGTGGGTTGTCAGCCAAGTCACCGAGTTTTGTACTTGGCTCGTAATTAATCTCTCGGCCCCACTCGCGCAGACTGTTTGCCCAGTCGAACATGTACTGCATCTGATTTTCTTTGCGAACTTCTTCCAGAGACGGACGCTCTACACGCACGCCTTCTTTATCTGCAACAACGCGAGTATCAAGGACAGGAGCCTTCTCAGCGATGAAGTCACCGATGGATTCACCAGCACGGGCCGCAAGTTCAATACCTGATCCAAGAAGTTCTGCACCACGACCCAATGCGCCCATGAACGGGTTGGAAGTGGTTTCGGGTTGAGGCGAAGCGGCGGCTTGGCCTTCTGCTACGACCCACTGACCATTAACCAAAAAGGCTTTTTGCCCAGTTTGGGGGTTTGTGGCGGTCTGAGTAAACGGCACCCACCGACCATTGATCAGTGCAATGCGCTCACCCGTTTTTGGATTAGTCGCAGTTTGCAGGGCCATTTTAGATACTATTGGTCGAGGTTGAAGCCGGGCGGAAGTTCAGCAGATCCCATATCCCCCGTCTCTCCTCCCATAGTATCAAAGTCCTGTCCCAATGAGGCTGCTTCATAGTCTCGTCGTGCTTTGGCTTCAGCAGCCTGTGCTGCTCGGAGTGCTGCTCTAGTCTCAGCCGTACCAGATACAGCATCAGCCTCTTGAGCCTTTCTTAGCGCAGTGGTCGCGTTTCTATAGATATTTTGATAGTAACTTATCTGTGACCGATTCCCTGCACCGCCACGACCTGCATTCATATCGCTTATGAGACGGCGAATCTCACCATAAGTCGGGTTCGGCTCACCGTTCTCCAAGTACATCGGAGTAGTACGCAACGCTTCTTGCGCCCGAGCCAACGGCGAGTCCTTCTGAATCCGAGCCAATTCCCGTGCCCTTGCCGCTGCGTCTTCTCGGTCTTTGTCACCCTCAACAGCCTTAACGTAATCGGTAATTTTTGTATCCCGCAGCGTATTCGCAGCCGCAAGCTTCGTCTTGTAAGACTCCATATCACCCTGCTTAAGAGCTTCGCGGGCTTCTTGGCGCAGAACTTTCTCTTCCGCTGCCTTCTCCTTGGCGGCCTGAACTTTCTCACGGCTGGCGCGTTTACGCTCAACTGCCTTGGCCTTACTCTTAGCCATAGCAGACACGAGATCACCTGCATCAGAACCGGCTACGTCTGCCCAGAACGATTCTTCGTTGAGCGCAGCTTCTTCACCGGGCAGTAACCCGGCTCGTTGCTCAGCTTCTTTAGCCAATTCATCACGCATTTCAAGAGACTTAGCATACTGACCAAGCCCCGCTTCTTTGAGTTCCGCATCACGTTTAGCCAAGAATGCAGCGCGTCCTTCCGCAGTCTCAAGCGCCATCTGCTCACGCATCGCTTGTTGAGCTAACTCTTCATACGACTTAGGCAGCGTATACAGTTGGGGCGTGATGGACTTCGGTGCTTCCGGCTGACCGCCCTCTGCAAAAGCCACGATACCGCCCATGTTGAAGCCTTGCGGATTCTCCATTGCCCCCGCATCTAACGAAGCAAGACCCTGCATTTCAGGAGGCATCTCCGGTGAAGGAGGCATAGCACGCGGCGGCATCCCGCCAAGTCCACCGACAAGCGAAGACTCAAGATTGTTAAGTTGATCTTTAAGGTTGCCACCTTGCGGAGCTTGAGTCGGAGGCTGCTTCATCCGCTCAAATTGTTTTAGCAACGCATAGAGATCAACCAGCGGGGCGACACCCTGCTGCGCCATGCTCTTAACGTAGGTGATTGCCTGATCAACGGGCATACCCTTAGCCATCGCTCCTTGGAGCGAAGAGAGCATCGTCTTACCAGTTTCGCTTACCGGACCAATCATGGTTTAACTCCCGAAAGATCCAAACAGTCCACCAAGACCGCCAGTCAAACCCGCTATTTGCTGGAAAGTGCTCGGGGCTTGTGTATATACGTTACGTGTTTCCGCAGACGACGGAGTGCCGCGCAGCAAGTTCGACATGAACTCCAACTGCTTGTACGGGTACGACATCTCATCAATGAAGCGTTGGTAGTTCGACTCCAACATCTTTTGTTTCTGCGCTTGCTGCTGGGCACCGGCACCAAGTTGGGCACCGAGGATACCGGCCTGCTGTTGATACTGCTGTTGACCCAACTGACCAAGTTGACCTGCCGCAGCCAACTGCTGTTGTAAACCCTGCAAGCCAAGACCGGCACCGAACTGGCGAGACTGTTCGCCCAACTGTGTACCAGCAAGACCGTACTGCGCTTTTGTAGCAGCATCAGCCATTGCCTGTTGTGACGCTTGTTGGAAAGCGTTTTGAAGGCCCGTCGCCTGAATGTTCTGTAACTGTTCGCTTAGATTGCGCTGACCTTCGGCACGGACAAGAGCCTCACGGGTACCACCCTTTGCGCCAGCACGAGCAGCGGCAGCGGCCATGCCCGGAAGTTGCCGACCGTAGTCTGCAATCGCCTGACCCTTTTGCTGCTCAACCACGCCCTGCATATAGGGCGACATATATTTATTAAGACCGCCCGGCTGATCGAAAGCAGACTGGTAATACTGTTGTTGCTGAAGAGGGTTGTATCTAGCAAGATCCTGCGCCTGAAGCGCGGCCAGCCCTGTGAAGCCAGTTGCTTGAGAGGTCTGCGGAGAGACCTGCATACGGGACAGGTCATTATATGCCTGACGCTGAAGGGGACTTTCCCCGGCTACTAGTTCGCCGCCGTAGGGCTGGAACCCAGACTCAAGTTTTCCGGTTTGCGGATTGAGTTTGGGATAGGTCAGTGCCGCACCAAACCCAAGTAAGTCAGTGGCGTACCCTTTCGCCCAATCTGGGATGTTGGACGTAATCTGGGTTGTAGTGGTCGGAGTCGTAGTAGACATCTTTGTACCCTCTATCGCCGCTTCTTGGCGGGCGTTGCACGGGGCAGGAACTTATCGGGGTTTACTTGGGGGGCTTGCTTGCCGGTCCCCGTTCGCGCACGACGAATCTGCTCCATCATTTTATACAGTTTTTTCGCACCTGCCTCGGTCGATCCGTTGCCAAGATGCGACACCACATCGGCGGGGATGACAAACTCACCGTCTGCCAAAGCCGCTCTCTGCACCCCCTTACCTCGGATTACGGCAGGGATATCGTCAGACATACCATCTCCCGGTCCACGCAGGAGCTTACCACCTGCCTGATATTCAGGCATCGACGGCATACCGCCTTGGGCAAACCCGAAGTTATAGCCGTCAACCGGGTTCACCGCCCCGCCCAAACGAGGATCACGGGCAGGCAAAGAGGCAATACCGCCCATCTGATACTTCTTAGTCTTCTTCACGATGCCTCCGGAGGCCATATCCCCATCTTGTCCATTTTTAACGCCGCACCCATACCATTTTTCAAACTCGGTTGGTCGGTACGGTAGCCCTGAAGCGTCAATACATATCGTTGCAATACAACGGTTATAAGTCAGATCAAAATAAGCCCCAAACGGGCATTGCGGCTGTTCCCCACCTTTATCAGGGTCGTATTCACCGTCGCCATCACCACGCCCACTGCACGGGTAATCACCGTTGTAAGCACGAGTATAAGTTGAGTTGTCAGGGCACGTGCCGTAGCACATACCGTCACGTTCAACTTCGTCCTCACGACACTTTTTATCTGCCGGAGGCGGGGGTGGCGGGGGAGGTGGAGGCGGCGGAGGCGGTGGGGGTGGTGGAGGTGGCGGCGGAGGAGGTGGCGGCGGATCATCATCTTCCGCAGGAACACAAACAATAAAGCCAAGCGCAGCCAGCACCGGATCAGGCTTAGTACCCGGAGGGCAATTATCTACCGGCGGAGGTGGAGGCGGCGGGGGCGGTCTATCAGTTACACACTTACCATCCGGTCCCGGCGCTTTCCCGTTCGGACAAAGACAGGTGTCTTTGTTGGTGTCATAAATAAGCCCCGGAGGACAAAAGTCTACGCAACGGAGTTCGCCCGTGTACGGGTCCGTCATTTTCTTCTGATTTGGTTTGCATTCCTCATCAGGCAACTTCGGGCACTTTTCTCCCAACTCAGGATAGACAATGCTTCCGTCATCGCAGATTAAGTACGGCGGCGGAGGTGGCGGGGGAGGTGGAGGCGGCGGAGGAGGCGGTGGCGGCGGAGGAGGCGGTGGCGGAGGCGGTGGCGGCGGACCCGGCTTACACTCTTGCTCAACAGGAATTACGGACCCATCCGGGCAGGTCTTAGTCTTTGGGCTATCAGGAGCGTCTTTACATTTACCCGTTACAGGATCAGGTAGAGATCCATCGGCGCATCGGCTATCGCTATCGCCCTTACACTTGCCAGTCACAGGATCAGGTAGAGATCCATCGGCGCAGCGATTATCACTATCGCCCTTACACTTGCCAGTCACAGGGTCAGGTAGAGACCCATCGGCGCACTTATTCTCACCGGCACATTGACCGGTTACAGGATTGGGTAGAGACCCGTCTGGGCACTTTTCCGTTCCCCTGCACAAACCCGTTACAGGGTCAGGTATAGACCCATCCGGGCACTTTTCTGTACCTTTACATTCTTGATCCGCAGGAATGACAGAACCATCGGAACAAGTCTTAGTCCCTGTACCCCTGCACTGACCAGTCGTCGGGTCAGGTTTAGACCCATCCGGACAAGTATTACCTGTACCGCATTCCTGATCTGAGGGAATAATTGACCCATCAGGGCAAGTCTTAGTACCCCCGGTAGTCGGACACGGATCAAGTCCCTGAACAATACGGGTTAAATCTGGCGCACTTCCGTCAGGACATTTTAATTCTGGCGGAGGAGGGGGTGGAGGAGGCGGAGGTGGCGGAGTCGGACCATCCGGATATTTAACTACCGGACCATAGTTAGTCGTACCACGCCTCTGCGTGGTTGAGAAATAGTCCCCCATATCTACCGGCGCACGGGCCGTGGGAGGGACAAGTAGTGAACGGTACCAATCTGCGATGTCCCCAGTAGCTATGCCACCTGCCGGTACTTGAGGCAGACGGGTCATCGGATCGCGGTTTAAATTGTCGCCCTGCGCTGAACCGGTGCCTGTGGCACCAGCGCGATAATAGTCAGACAGGGCGGGAGCGAAAGGGCGGAGATTCTCGAAATACTTCCGCCTCCTTTCTTCTTCAGTCTCCGTTGCACCACCTTCCGCATAAGCAATACCGCCCGAAGCCATCTGTAGTCCGTAGCGGCGGTCATCTTGTGGGCTGGGCTGAGGTCTTGGCGGCGGCTGCGGCTGGCTTTGTCCGGTCGTTTGCCCCGGCTGCTGAGTCGTAGTCGGAGGGCGAGTGTAGTCAGGGTACTGTGTCGTAGTCCCTTGGTCTGTGTATCCCCCACCGATAAAGTACGGCTGCCCCGGCTGCGTAAAGAACAGCGGATTGACCTGCCCACGGCTGTACTGCACGTTGCGATACTGCGTCGGCTCCGGAGTCGGGATGCCCGGACGCTGCCCCGTGAGCTTCTGCTCAGCCTTCTTAGTGGCATAGAGCATGATGGCGTCCATGATCGGATCGCCCGAACGGAACAGCCCCTGCTGTCCTTGCTGAGCCTGTCCTTGCTGAGCCTGTCCTTGCTGCGTAGTGCCCGTCTGACCGCCGCCCAGCACTCGACCTAGCAGAGCATCAAGACCGCCCGTGGCGGGACTTCTACCGAGCGGAGCCTCAACCGTGGGCTTAGTGTCCATAAGACCCGGCGCAATCTCACCGAAGTCATCCGCACCACGACCAGCTTCCTTATAGCCAACAGGACCGGCGATGCCGGGGATCTTCCTGCCTTGCTGCATTCCAGCCGTGATACCGCCGAGCAACTTAGTCCCGGCGTAGGCTTTCATGCCCGCCTCAAGACCCTTTTGCAGATCACCCTTGACGGCACCGTAGGCAGCGCCGGTTAGAAGGGCTGTGGTTTGAGGGTTATTGATGATAGCGTTACCGACGCTCGTCACGGTCGGTTTGATCGTTTTCCACGTATTTCGCAAGAAATCCGTTAGCCAAAACGCTTCCGGCAACCCGGTTTGTGGGTTGAAAGTCAGGGGTAAGCCGTTAGCGGCTGCGTACTCTTTAAGTACCTGAACTTCTTCGGGGTTCATGTGGACGAGGGTGGAGTCCCCGCCACGGCCTTGAGCGGCTACAAGGGATGCTAACCCCGCCGCAGGATACTTATCGTTCATACGACCCCCGTGGGGTAAAGTTTCTTAAATAATATCATGTAGCCGCCTGATAAATAGCCGAGCCGTAGTTCGACACCCAAACCACGCTTAAGATGATGGACGGGATGGCTGGCCTGTTGTTAGTAGCTGCCACGTACGGAATGATGACAGCCGTATCAGCCGCTTCCCAAGCCAACTCAAAGTAGTCGTTGGCCTCCATCACAAGCACAAAGTTCCAAGCCGCCACGATCTCGCTGTTAGGACCGTCAATAACGATCTTGGTGTTTGAGTCCGGTACGTTGACTCCGTTAATCCGGGGCCAAATATAGACCGCACTAGCCGAACCGCCTGACTTGTCTAGCTGAGCGGAGAACTGAAAGTTGTATACACCAGTATTAGCGACGTAAATTTTGGAAGTCGGGGTACCACGAGTAACTTCGTAGTCCGAAACGACTGAGTTATACGTAAAAAGATTGATAGCGTTGGATACCGGGTTCGTCTGCGTCGTGGTATCGAAATACGAAGCGTGTGGAGTAGGCGCGTTGATCCGGTTTGAGACTTGGTTAAAGTACAGACGCAGGACGTTATTGAACTGCTCCATACCACGCTGATCGTATTGCCGAAGCGCAACTGGCAAATTTGGCGGAACTACACCACGTGGAGTTGTCATTACCGACGACCATCCGGCCTGATATCAAGACGCAGCGCACCTACCTGCCACGACACGCCAAGCCCAGAAGACCCGACACGTACAGCCATCTGCCTACCGCGAACCCGAGTAAACAACTGCTCGGTATAGATCTCGTACGGCAGCACTGCCGTCGCATTAACTTGTTCTATATCAGGAGTGCCGTACGCGGAGCCGGGATAGTTACGCGGATAGATCGAGATAGTAACTGATGGCGAAGAGGTCGTAGACCCCAAGAACTTGATATCCGGGATGATGCGGGAGACGAAGCCGAAGTTGTGTCCGTCACCGATGTCAAAGTCAGACGACTCAATAAAGCAAGTAATTGGCTGCGCCACACCCGTCGAGACATCATCCCAATTCACTTCGTGATACAGGACTTGGTTTGGTGCCGTCATCGAAACGGTAGTACCCGTTGTGTGAGAAGTAGCAGTCGAAGGCACCCCAGCAGGGCTATTCGCACCTCGCACACATCCAGTCAAAGTGTCGCCACTAACCCCCGTATAAGTAATGTACTCACTATCAATCTGAACCGTACCTGATCGTGGGTAAGCAGAAGCTTCAAGCAGAGCGATAGAAGTGACAGATGAATTGATGTTCGTCGCAAGGTAAGAAGTCTGGATGCTGAACGACAACATCGGATAGTCGCGGATACTCTGCGGCGAGAACGCAGACCGGTTCAAGCTGCCATACGACCAGACATTATCAAGGTAGTTGTAGATCACTACCGTGTCATTCACTGTGCTACCTGTGCTTGGGTAGAACCACCAGACTTCACTGAACGCTTCGTTGTTGCCACACATAACCTGTGCGATCTGGTCTTTGTTCAACGTACTGAAGATGTGTTGGCGAATCGTGCAGGGCAACGTATTTACACGACCGTCGTACACGAAGAACTTATCCAAGCCCATCCAGTACACAGCGTTGTTGACGTTGATCACCGCATTCTGAGAGGCAATAGAAACGTCTTGATCAAGCAGGGTGAACCCAAACACAAACGGAGGTCCGAGGTACTGCATCGAGTACACAGCCGTGTCTGTCCAAATGATAATTTCCTGACGAGCAGTTGTCGCCGTTACGATCTTGGAGCCATTAGCAATACGTTGCTCACCTGACTGGTTAGTAACTTCAGGCACCCACTCGTACGGGTTATCAGCATCAGACCAACGCACCAACAACGGATCAAACGGTGTACTGAAGTTAGTCGGGTCGTAAGGATTAGATCCAAAGCAAACCGTAAAGTCGTCAACCGGAGAGTCAATAATTAACGCGGTTTCATCAGGCACATGTCGTCCGGCATAGCTAAATGTCAAAGCTGAGACTGTAGCGGAAGCTGTCGTAGCGGTTGAAATAGTGACCGAAGTACTGCCATCCCATGCCGCAGTGACATACGTGCCTGAGACGATACCGCTGCCTGAGATGACTGAGCCGGTGTTGATACCCGTAGCATCAGCTACGACAAGCGTGACAGACCCTGAAGCATAGGCTGCCGTCGTCGTTGTTTTAGGCAGTGAATTGGCCTTTTCTTCAAGCGTGATAGCCCGTGCCCACGTAGTAGTGTCATTAGTCCAGTAGTAAATCGGGCCGTTGTTCTCAGCAAAGATCAGGTCGTTGCCATAGTTAAACTGTGACCACAAACGCAGCGGAACACCCTGTGGAGTTGAAGAACCCCAGCCACCCGATCCCCACGGAGGACCACCCCAACCGACGTTGGACGTATAGACAGCGGTACCAGCATCAATGTCGATACTGGCAATAACTAATGAGCCACCGCCCGTCGCAGATGAACTAGCAGCAGTTGGGGTTACGATGACAAGTGAGTTATCGCCCGGAACTTCTACGATCTCAAACTGCCCGTTTAAAGTCAGGCTGCCTACCGAAGTCGCACCTGAAAAAGTAACGTAAGTACCTACTGATGAGCCGTGCGCTGAGGCTAAAACGGTGACAAAGTTACTGCCCGATACAGTCGTAAACGGGTTTTGAGACAGGTTTAGGGAACTGCCAAGCGGAGTAATGTCGTAATACTCACCACCCAGTTCGACATAAAACTTCTGATTCGTGCCGACGCCCAGCAAATTTAAACCATCAATCGTTACCCAGTTCCACAATGACCGAGCAACGCCTTTAAACGTAGACAGAATCGTGGAAGAGTTTATCCAGCCACCGATCCTTTGGGCGTAGCCACCACGGAAACGCACCTTGTCTACGACGAAGTAACCGCCCTCACCTGCGTAATTGGTAGTTTCACGGTTGACGCCGGGGCGGAATTCGACCTTCTGAAGTGGCATTACATAACCCCCGACAAGTACAGCGCACGTTCGTCCATACGCCGTTTAATCAGTCCCGGCAGTACTTTACCACCTGCCTTAGTCCATTTCATAAACTCGTCAGCCGCTTCTTCCAGTTCACCCCGATTGGTCTTCATCCGAAGGGAAGAACGCTGGAGATTGCCGAGGCCCACGTTGAAGGCAAAACTGACGAGAGAATCGAAGATTCCCTGATTGCCAACAGCAGCAGGGCAAAGTCGAACCACACCACGCTCAAACCGACGAAGGTCTTCAGCAAGTATCCGGTCCACCTCGTCCATCGTGAGAGTGCGATCCCACCCTGCGGGTATCGGTAGATTCTTGCGCTCCTCATACTTCACCGTAGCGTGAGTAGGGTCAATCACATGGCCGACACCGACAGTCCACAAAAGGGCAGGGCAGCGGTAAGGCTTGGTCCGTACCCCCTCGTGGTGCTTAATCATGTCGATGGCGGCCTTGGAGACTTTCACTTCTTACCGAACGCCTGCGTGCCAAACCAGAAAGCGATGATCGAAGACAGAATCAACATCTCGTCATCCGAGAACACTTCAGCCATCGCAGCGGCAAACGGCACACCCGTGTTGTAGGCGTACCAAACACCAGCAATGTTGATGGCAACAAGTTCCAGCACGAAGATATAGGTCACAACCGGACGGACGCTGGCGCGGAGATTGATCATCCACTGCGAGGCACCCTTGCCGATTTCCATGTCGTGCTGGTACAGGGCTTGGCGCTCTTCGCCTGCCGTCTGAGTTTGGATCTGCTCTAGTTTAATTTCCTCAACCCGTGCCTGAGCAATAAAGCCACGCTCAGCCAAAGCCAACTCACGCTCCTTCTGGGCAGCAACCAAGGCCAACTCGTGCTTCTTGTCCTGACGGTCTTGGAAGATTTGCAGGATCTTGGGTAATCCACCCGCGAGGAAGGACAGGAACGTGCTAACCATCGTCATCATGATCAATACTCCTTGCCAAGAACATTTTTGGCAAACTGATAGTCTGCCGCGTACTTTTCGCGAACGAAAGCTTCTATCTCAGGCGTCACCTCTCGTCTATTCACGGCAACAGTCATATTTACTTTTAACGGAGCCGAATCAGGTTTACCCAATAATCCACCAAATTTTTGCATTTCCGCTTTGTAATTTGCGTAATCAAGCGTCGTTATGCTTGGATAATCAAGCCAGTCAATCTGTGGTCTGAAGAGCGTATGTGGAAAATAATTAGGGTCAAACAACTTGTCGAAGTCTTTATCTTCTACGTTCTCAAGTATGTTCCTAATCCCACTCATAAAACGATCAAGCGGATTACGGAAAAACCCGTACGTCTTATATGTAGTTAAGTTTGGATACTTAGCAAAGGCTACATCCGGTGTCAGGTGGACACGCGCAATGATATGGTCATTATCGTTAGTAGGTACGTGCTTCATGCCGAGATCGACAAGAAATGCCCTAGCAGCGGTACTTCCGGTTTTAGGATTAAGCACCATCGCAATCTGTTTTTCTTTGTGAAACAGCATTACGGTAATTCTTCTTCGGTTAGTGATTTCTTAACTGCATAGCTAAGATTTGAAAAAAGAACCGGCAAATTGGTTGCCTCGTCTTTAACTTCCCATAAACAGGTATTAGGGTTAATTACCAAAGAAGCTGGATAGGGCGGTTTAGGAGGTACAAACGCGTCGTACTCAGAAGAATATGTGCCGCCAATTGCAGCGTAGTTTTTTCTAAAATTGGCGTTATAGCTTGTCTGCACCCAACGAGTATCAGGGCCAAACAAAGACTGACAGAAAGCTATACCCTTCGCTTCAGACTCTTTACCGTCTAAATCAATGAGTTCGTTGTTAGATACAGTAATGACCTGAAGAACAACGTTATTTGTGTCTATTTGTGCAAAGTGAGCCATAGTTATGAGTTCCAAACTATCGAGCCTGAACCAGTAAACGTATAAATCTTGTACCCGCCAGTATTAACAAACGTTGGCGAACCTGTCGTAGTAGCAGTTGTGTAGGTATTAGAGTGTCGAACGATTACAACACCGGAACCGCCAGAGTTACCTGAGAAAGCGACCCATTCGTTATATCCACCCAAACAACCATTACCACCGCCGCCACCGCCGCCAGTATTAGCGCCACCAGCCTGTGCGTTGTTAAGACAGTAAAAACCTGCATGTCCGCCGCCACACCGCCCATCTCTTGGAGCAGTGTCACTATTACCGCCACCGCCGCCACCGGCTCTACATACAGAAGATCCGGTAATAGTTGAAATGGTGCCGGAAGCACCCAAACCCTGCTGAAAAATACCAGAAATAACAATTGACTGTGCCGCAGCATCGGCACCGCCACCGCCACTAGTATATGAATACCGAGCAGGATTATTTACTTTACCGTTAATACCTCCGTAGCCTTGTCCGGAAGTTCCTGCACCGCCAGCACCTTGAGCATTGGTAACGTTACTTTCCCAGTTACCGTCAAGAACGTTATTAAAATACGCCGCGCCACCGCCACCGCCTGATCCACCGGAACCGCCAGCATTAGCATAGTCGCCGTAATACCAATAACCACTACCGCCGTATCCACCGCCTATAGCAGTCACGCCAAATGCAGATGAGTTACCACCCTGTGCACCGTTAGAACCTGCGCTATTACCGTAAGCGCCACCACCACCGCCAGCACCGACTGTGATGGTATAAGTAGTTGATTGACTAATTGATGCAGAACCGCTGAGGTAGCCACCGCCACCGCCGCCAGCACCGCCACCGCCATAAACTTGCCAAACAGCGTATGGGGCGTAGGGCTGATAACCGACCAAAGTCCATGCACCTGCGCCACCGCCGCCACCGGCGATAACCAAGTATTCAACTTGCGGAGGACCGTTATAGGCAGACTTGCCCCACAAGTCACTCATTGAAATCGCACCGGAAGCCTTACCAGCAAGTGTGCGTACGTTCGCTTGGTTCAACGAAATCTGAGTAGTAGCGGCTAAGCTAAGCTCAACGTTTACTTGTGAAAGCGATATAGAACCTGTAGGAAGTGGCATGGCTTACTTCTTTGAAATTACTCAATGACAGGTTCAGGCCGAGAAAACACTCAGATCTTCTCGTTAGGCTGTACCGGAGCAGTCAGGATCTCAGTCTCGCGCTGCGAAGTCAAAAGTCCCTTTGACACCATCATGTCCAAACCAGACTTGGTACGAGAATCGTTGAGATTGACTTGACTGACGATGTTGAACGTCTCAACCCACGCCGCTACGGAAACGTCGGTTTTAGCAGCAGTCAAAATGCCAACATACTCTTCATCGGTCATGCGATAGCGAAACGCCAACCGAGTGATGATTGGTTCTGCCGCAAGTGGAGGACTAAATGTACCGCCGCTATAAAGCCAGCCGGGGCCGACAGAATCAGGACATTCAACCCATGTTCCAAATACTTGAGGTTGGGCGGCTTGTATAACCACCGTATCAACCACGCCATTTTTAATTAAAGCCCAGCGTTTCATGCTTGTATAAACTCCTCAATAACGATGTAACCGCCAGACCCGGCACCGCCAGAACCAGAAACGCATCCGACTCCTTGTGCACCACCTGAACCGCCGCCACCGGCTCCGTAGCCCGTTCCAGCACTACCGTTTGCGCCTGTTGTGGAATTAACTGCGGCACCGCCATTTCCACCAGTTCCATATATGCTGTCGCCGCCAGCGCCGCCGCCACCTGCATCACTAGCCGCAGCGCCGCCGGTTGCTAGTCCTGCTATTAATTCTCCGGGGGATTCTCCGGCGCTTCCCGCAATGGCAGGACTTCCGGTTCCACCAGCACCACCATCTCCTCCGCTATAACCGGGAGAAGCGCCAGCATTGGTGTAGTTTAAAGCGCCACCATTTCCACCTGTTGAAGGAGAACCGCCAGATGGATTTCCTTGACCGCCGCCACCGCCACCGGGAGATACAAACCTTCCAAATTTAGTATTTCCGCCCGCAGTACCGTTATTGCCTAACGGATTTCCAGAAGAGCCAGCAACTCCAGCGCCACCAGATCCACCAGCGCCAACGGCATATGAGTAAGAACCGTCAATAAGTCTTATCCAGAACTGAACGGTTGCACCTGCGCCGCCACCGCCACCGCCAGTAGCCGCTTGACCGTCTGTTGCACCGCCAGATCCGCCACCGCCACCACCACCAACAAGCGTGACACGCGCCCAAGATTGCGATGTGCTAATGGGTGTAAACGTGCCACTACCGCTGGTGTAAGTCGTGACCTTGGCGGGGCCGCCAGTAAATTGACTAAAGTAACTCATGCCAAAATCCATCCTTCGGTGTTATCGGTAAAGCGAAGCTGTGCCGATGCGTAGGGAGCGTTCAACGTCATATCTTCTGCAATACCTTGAATGTTTTTGCCGTTACGAGCGATGACGTTCGTTGTCAGGCTGTTAGCCACCGTGACGTAGATTGTGTCGCCCGAACTTGGTGAACCCGGCAGCGTAACCGTAGCGGCAGAACCTGCGGTCAAAACGTAGTGGAACCCAGCCGAAGCAGAGATGGCCGTGGAAGAAGTCACGGTCACGACCGGAAGTCCCGCCGAAGCAAGCGTAATGCTGCCAGCGTTGTTCGTGATGGTCATGCCGGTACCGGCAGTCAGAGTCGATAGAGCAAACCCAGATCCGTTACCAATTAGCAACTGACCATTGGTCGGAGTCGAATCTACACCGGTTCCACCCTCTGCAACTTTGAGTGCATTCGTAAGGGTCAGGCTAGTCGCAGAGATGTTCGTACCTGTGAGGGTTGTGATGTTGGCTGAAGTAGACCCGAGGTTTGTAACCGTAGCCGAGGTATAAGTGGCCGTCGTACCTGTGAGAGTCGTGATGTTGGCTGAAGTGGAGGTCAGCGTCGTAATCGTGGCCGAAGTTGATTGAAGTTGAGTAATGTTTGCTGAGGCATGAGTCGCCGTAGTGACGTTCATACTGCTACCGGTCAGGGTGGTAATCCCCGCCGAGGTCGAAGTCAGCGTCGTAATTGTGGCTGAGGTAGCCGTTAAATTAGTCAGTGAAAGGCTTGACGGCGTAGAAGTGATGTAGCTCGTTGCTTGGACAATATCCGTGCCATTAGAAACGAGAATAACTTTATCACCTGCCGCAACAGAGACACCGGTCTGACCCGCCACCTTGACCGTTACTGCACCAGTAGAGTTATTGAAGATGAAGTAGAGCTTCTTGTTGGCAGGGACGATCAGGTTAGTGTTAGTACCACCCGTGCCGGTCAACTCAATAAACATATTACGGGCGACACCGGTCGCGCCGTTCGGGATGGTCAGCGTGGTATCTGTGCCCGTAGAAACAGCCTGAGTAACGTACCCGGAAATGGCTTGCTCAAGCAGCGTACCAAGATTGGTATTTGTAGTATTACCCCATGTACCCGCGCCTTCGCCGGTAGTCAAAAGGGTCAAGGCCAGATTTGTACTGTAAGTAGCCATTTAAAACCTCACGCCGCAACCTGTATCCAGTTCGGATTTTGTGTGTCATCAACAGGAGTCCAAGGACCGGTCGGGACCGGAACAATATTACCCCAAACAAGCACTTGGGCTACAACGCCCGTGCCAACAACCCCTGTGGGGAACACAACCGCCCCCGCAGACGTAGTAACCGTACCGACCGCGCCCTGTGCAGATACTCCTGTGACCGGAACACTAGCTCCTGCCGCTGCCGTAGCTGTACCAAGCTGGCCTGTACCTTCAACGCCCGTAACGGCAAGAACCTGATCCGTCTTGACGAATACTGTTCCGATTTGTGGGAGAGCAACGACTTGAGTTGGGTAAATTATTGCGGTACCAATTACCGCTACGTCGCCAATCTCACCCGTACCTGCAACGCCTGTAACCGGGACATCGACAACGACGGCAACAGATATCGTGCCGAGTTCAGCAGTGGCCTCAAGACCGGTAACAGCCAAGACCTGATCGGTAGTAACAAATACGTTACCAAGTTCCGCAGTTGCCCCAAGTCCCGTGACCGGGACAATCGCTTGGGCTGCTACAGCAACATCGCCAATTTCGCCGGTGGCCTCAACCCCGTCTTCAAATACGTTGGCATTTGCGGCAACAGTGACATCACCAACAAAGCCAGTAGCTTCAACCCCCGTAACTATCTGAACAATAGTGATGAAGATCTCAACACTACCAAGCTCAGCGGTAGCAGCGACTCCATTTGGGAATACGTCTGCTTGGGCTACAACTAGAACATCACCAAGTTGCCCAGTAGCACTTACCCCAGTTACAGTTACAAGAACGTCACCGTCCGTAGCAGCAAACGGCGCTTCAGAAAATGGGGTAAAACTGAGCACGGCTTATCTGCCTGCCTTCAGTGCTTCGACCTCCGCCTTCAACTCCTTGATGGCTTCGATCAAGAGCGGGACCAACTTCTCGTACCGGACAGTCATGTAGTCCTCACCAGACTTGCTCTTGTTCTCTGCATCCATATCAAACGGAGCAGGAGCAATGACTTCCGGCAGGATCGCTTTCACTTCCTGCGCCGAGACGCCGACTTGGAGTTTTTTGTTGTTGAACCCGAACTCTTCAGCCTTTTCGTTCTCGGTGTAGTAGTAGCCGTTCAACTGGCTGACTTTGTACAGCGCATCACCGATCTTGCCCTTGAAGTCTTTGAGACGAGCGTCGGAGTAGTAGGCCGTGACGTTGTTGGTTGCGCGGATTTCACCGCTCGTACCTGATGCAGCAGTGCCGACACCAAGACTCAAACATTTAAAGTTTGCAAGCGCCGCGCCAGCACTCCAACCGCCAACCGCAAATTGATTATCTGTATCAATACCAAAGTAAGAAGCGTACGCGCCAGCACGGTGGAAGGACATAAACGCGGCATTAGCACCGCCCGGATTTACAGCCTCAAGACCGCCAAGAGCGCCTGATGCAGTCAGCATCGTTCCTACGTTTTGACTTGAAGAAAACGCTTTTCTTCCGCCTGCTGTTTGAACCGAAGACAAATACATTCCGTCAGTGACGGTTGCGGCGTTGCCGGTCGTGCTTCCAGAACTGCCCGTTACGTTAATACTCCACGTACCACTGTTTGTAACAGCCTGAACGCCTTTAACATAAAGATCATTAGTGGGTAACTGATAGTTAGTGCCATCAAAAAACAAATACCTACTACCACTGCTACCTAAGAAAATAACACCGGTGGTACCACCAGAACGAATAGCGTAAACATCGCCGTTAGCATCCCACCTAGCTCCAGTTGCAGAAACAGCCAAACTGTTTGCTCGAATTTGTGTAGTGGCCGTCGTACCAAACGTAGTGCCCGTGAGGGTTGTGATGTTGGCTGAAGTACTGTTGAGGTTGGTGACAGTACCTGACGTAAAGGTACCGAGCGTTGTACCGGTGATCGTCGTGATATTGGCTGATGTTGAAGTCAGCGTTGTAATCTGAGCACTAGCACCACGAAGCTGTGTAGTAGCTGTTGTACCAAATGTTGTACCCGTCAGCGTAGTGATGTTGGCTGAGGTACTGTTGAGATTGGTGACGGTACCCGAGGTATAAGTCAGGTTTGTGCCCGTCAGCGTGGTGACGTTGGCAGACGTAATGCTCAGGTTAGCCAGTGTGAGACTAGTCAGCGCAAGGTTTGTAACCGTAGCCGAGGTGTAGGTAGCCGTCGTACCGGAGACAGTCGTAACCGTCGCACTCGTGAAACTACCATTGGAGTACGTAGCATTCGTGCCCGACACCGTGGCAATCGTGGCAGAGGTAGCAGCGAGTTGAGATATCGTGCCGCTTGAGAACGTGACGTTCGTGCCAGAGAGCGTGGCAATCGTGGCAGAGGTAGATCCCAACTGAGTGATGTTGGCGCTGCTGAATCCAGCAGTTGTACCTGTGACCGTCGTGATGTTAGCCGAGGAACCCGTGATCGTCGTGATGGACGCACTGACCGCAGCCGTAATCGTGGCGCTAAAGATTGACGGGCTGTTCTCAAGAACAACACTACCCGTACCAGTCGAGTTGGCAATGCTGATGTTGGGTGTCGTACCGCCAGACGAGGCCAACGGACCCGAGGCTGTGACAGCCGTGACCGTGCCACCCAAGCCCGTCGCAGACAGCGTGATGCTGCCAGCACTGTTCGTGATGGAGACGCCCGATCCTGCCGTGAGGGTCGAGAGCGTGTAGTTTGATCCGTTACCAATCAGCAGTTGGCCGTTGGCCGGAGAAGTCGTAAGCCCCGTGCCACCGCTAGCAACCGTAACAGGCGTATTAAGTGCAATTGAGCCTAGGGTAATCGAAATCCCGTTACCCGCCGAATACACTTGAGCCTGACTGAACTCAGCGAACGTAATCGGGGTCGTACCAAACGTAATCGTGCCAGCCGTATTACAGACGTAAGCCGCGCCTTTCTGAGTCGTACCGCCCGTTGTGAAGAAGTAGCTACCAAGGTCAAGCGAGTCAGAACCACCCTCGCCGTACGTATCGGCGTCAGATGCACGGGTCATGACATACGGAGTTGAAACCGTACCAACCGTCGTTACAACGTAGATACCGTTTTCAGCCTGATCGTCACAGTCCTTGATGAGGACACGCTGCGCTGCTTGAGCCACCGTGCTGTCGATGACCAAGGTTCCGTTAGCCGTAGCCGTCAGAGTCGCGCTGACACCCGCAGTGCCGTTGTTATAGTTGTCGTTTCGTCCTGAATCGGCTGGAGTGGTTAGGACAACGGCTTCGTGAATGTGCAGAGCAGCCGATGTCATGTTATCGACGTACTCTTTTGTCGCAGCATCCGACTGAAGGCTCGGCGCACCAAGGTTGATGATCCTGCCACTAGCAGCAGTGATGTTGCCAGACAGATCAAAGTTGACGGACTTCTCGGCGGGGTAGGAAACAAATACCTGCTTTGTACCTGCGGAGAACGTAACCTTATTGCCACTGTCACTCGATGACAGCACCGTATCTCGGGAGAGCGTTGTCCCCGATGAGGTGTATGTGCCAATACCTACTTCCCACTGGGTGTCACCCGCAATGACGTAGTAGGTTTGGTTTCCGTTTCCTATAACTGCGAAAGACTGATACCCCGCCTCTGCACCAGCAAGGGTAATCGTGCCGCTTCCAGCAGTAGTCGTCGTCTCTCGGACGCGATCCGCAAGTACGAGGGCCATGTAACCCTCCGATTAAGCGATACGCAGGATAGCAGTCGAGGCAGCAGCAGGCGGGAACTGGATGGTGAAGTTACCAGCCGTCGAGGTCTTGTCACCGCCAAACGCCAGCACCGCCACAGCCTTGTTTCCCTGCGTCTCGTTGTAGATCAAAGCACCATTGGCCGTGATCGTCGCGCTCGGGAAGGTCAGGTCATCGAAGTCGATGTAGGCCGTCGTGCTGCTCGAAGTCGGTACTTGCGAGATCGTCAGCGTCAGCCCACCCGCCGTGTAGTTAGTACCAGACGAGGAAACTTCGTCAGCCGAAGTGTATGCCGTAGTAGCAGCACTCAACGTAGCCGACGAGGTGTACAGGGCCAGCTTGAACACATCCGCAGCCGTCGAAGCACGGATGACGCCGGTACCAAAATTATGAATGCCGTCAAGGATCTCAACCTTGAACGACGTTGCCATTGCTTGAGTAATAGCCATTAGAGGTCTCCAATTAAGTGTGCGATTTCCGCATATCCTTGTTGATCTAGTTTCTTACATATCATCTTGCGCTCGGCCACTTGAGCCTCGCTGAGATACTTCACCAGCCAATAATGCAGTGCTTCCTTTGAGTCGGCACTGAGTATGCGGTTAGCCGCACGTTCTGCAATTTCTTCTACAGTGTGCTCACGGTTATCCGTGGTCTGTACAAACACACTGCCAATCTCTGACCCAGCTACGAAGCTCATGTCACAGGAATCCTAACTTGTCCAGACCGGTACGCATCCTGACGATCCAAGCCGTCACCGAGGCGCTTCAACTGGCCGAGGGCTTCTTGGTACTTCTGCTCGTAGTAGGTCATCATGTCCTGCTCACCCTTCAAGTAGGTGTACGCCTCGCGCAACGACCCGTAGAGCAAAACAGAATCAAAGTTATTACCGAGCCAAGAAGTCCCCGCCGTCACGATGGATACCGGGTAATAATAGTAGTGCAGTTCCGCAGTATAGTTTGCGTTTGGGGTCGGCCCCAGCAACATCGTCGTAGCGTCGAAGATAGCGTAGTACTTAGGCTTACCTGAAGTCGCCGGGAACGGGTACGAGGCTCGGA